TACAAATTCAAAACGCCGAAATCAATGCGGCAATGAATTTGGACCGTGAAGCCGTAAGGCAACAAGCTGCACTCCAGCAAGCCGCCGTAAGCGCACTTACTGGACAGCAACAACCTGTGATGTGAGATGGACGAAACTGAACTGAACTATCAACGAGGACAGCAAGCAAAACAGCTACTCGAAAGCGAACTTCTCAACGAGATGTTCCGAAAGATTGAAGAGGACTGCCAGCGAGAAATCAGGGCATCCTCTTTACTTGAGACAGAGGTTCGTGAAAAAGCGTATTTGCTCTTGAAGACGGTTGATGTCTTGAAGACCAAGTTGAGAGCGGTTTATGATACCGGCGTAATGGCTGAAGTAGCAATTCGCCGCCGTGGTCGTCCACCGAAACAGGTTTGATTGTTAACTCAGGAGTTTATTTATGTCCGATCAAGCGCAAGCAGTCGGTTCAATTTCAGTGAATGAAGCAGCGCAGAACTTTGCTTCCTTGCTAGACGCTCAAGAAGGCGTTGACACAGGTGCAGAGGCGCAAGAAGAGGTTGAGGAGCAATCCGAAACCGAACCTCAAGAGGAAGCGACAGACGAATTGCAAGACGAGTCTGAAGAAGAATCTGAGGAATCCGTAGAAGGCGAGGAGGAGGAAGCTGAGGAAGAGGCTCCTCGTGATGAGAAATTTACCGTCAAAGTCGATGGTAAAGAATTCGAAGTCACGAAGGATGAACTTGTCCGTGGCTACCAACGAGAAGCTGACTACACTCGGAAAACGCAAAAACTCGCAGAAGAGCGCCGCCAGGTAGAGTCGGAGTTTGAGCAAGTACGAGCAGAGCGGGAACAATACGCTCAAGTGTTGGGACAGTTACAGCAGAAGTTGCAGGAATTTAGTCCTGCCGAGCCTGACTGGGACAAGTTGGAAGCTGAAGACCCTGTGGAGTACGCCCGTCAATGGACGCACCACCAGCGGCGACAACAGCAACAACAGGCCATCATTCAGGAACAGGCACGGATTGCTGCCCTGCAACGGGCAGAACAAGAAAAGCAGATTCGGGCTGTTTTGGCTGAAGAAGTCGTCAAGTTGAAGGATGCAATCCCAGACTGGAAGGACTCCGAGAAAGCCAAAAAAGAACGTAGTGATTTGCTTGAGTACGGCAAAAAGCTAGGCTTTAATGAGACTGAGCTGAATGGGATTACTGACTCTCGTGCGGTCGTTGCGCTGTATAAGGCGTGGAAATTCGACCAATTGATGAGCAAGAAGCCCGAGATGACAGCCAAGATTAAGAAAGCACCTAAGCTAGTCGCTCCTGGTTCTGCTGGCAGCATGAACTCAAAAACACAGAGTCAAAATACCGCAAAAAAGCGTCTTGCACAGTCTGGTAGCGTCAAAGATGCTGCCGCCCTTTTTGACAAGTTTTTGTAAGGAAACATCATGTCCGCAGTAACCAATACCTATACCCGTTACGATGCCAAAGGCATTCGTGAGGATCTCTCCAATGTGATCTATCAGATCAGCCCTGAAGAGACTCCATTCATGTCCAACGTTGGTCGTGAAAACGTCAAGAACACTTTCTTTGAGTGGCAAACTGACGAACTTGCCTCTGCTGTTACCACCAACGCACAGATCGAAGGCGACGACATCACCTCGTTCACCGCCGCTACCGCCACCGTGCGTCTTGGCAACTACACCCAGATCAGCCGCAAAGATGTGATCATCTCTGGCACTCTGGAGTCTGTTGACAAGGCTGGTCGCCGTTCTGAACTGGCCTATCAAATGGCTAAGAAGTCGGCTGAGATCAAGCGTGACATGGAAACCACCTGCTTGGCTAACCAAGCCGCTGCCGCTGGTGACACTTCCACCGCCCGTAAGACTGGTGCTCTGTTGGCCTTCCTGAAGACCAACACCAACGAAGGTACTGGTGGTGGCGATCCGTCCTACACCACTGTTCCCAACGCCGCTCGTACTGATGCGACGACCACCAACCTGCGCTCTTTCAGCGAAACCCTCCTCAAGGATGTTATCCAGAAGGTGTGGACTGAAGGCGGCAACCCCTCCATCGTGATGGCTGGTCCTGTTAACAAGCAGAACCTGTCCAAGATGGCTGGGATTGGTGCAACTCGTTTCAATGTGACTGGTGCTCGTCCCTCGACGATCATTGGCGCAGCCGACATCTACGTGTCTGACTTCGGCAATGTGAGCATCGTGCCCAACCGCTTCCAGCGTGAGCGTGATGTGTTCGTGCTTGATCCCGAGTACGCAAGCATCGCTTACCTGCGTCCGTTCCAAACCGTTGAACTTGCCAAGACTGGTGACGCTGAGAAGCGTATGCTCTTGGTTGAGTGGGGTCTTAAGATCCAGAACGAGAAGGCACACGGCGCTGTGTACGACCTCAACAGCACAATCCAATCGTAATTGGACTAAGGAAGGGGGAGGAGAAATCCTCCCCTTTTTTACATGACAAGCAAACTTTTTGACTTCGACCCTGTAACTGGAACTAAAAAGATTTGGCATTACGATGCCGACAAAGATGAAGCTGTCATTGAGACTATCTTTGACACATCCAATCTCGTCGAAACCAATAAGGCAATGTTCAACGCAGTTGATGAACGAGCCAATTGGAAAGGCGATATGCACCTCGTAGCATCCATCCCGATGGAATTGTTTATGAAGTGGAAATCAGAGGGAAAACTTGACGACCAAGCCTTCTTGAAGAAATGGCTCAATGATCCCGACAACAGACTTTTTAGAACCCGACCAGGAGAAGTATGAACATCATCGCAGTAGTAATCCCGACACGAGACTTTGTTAACTCAGGTTTTGCCTATGACCTAGCCAGATTGGTTGGCTACCATGTAGGAACGACCCAAGACAAAATCGTGATCTACACCAGCTCAGGCACTCTGCTGTCTTCCCAGCGGCAGGATTTGGCAAGAGATGCGGTAAAAGCCGGATGCACTCATACCC